AATCGAACCGGCACGCCCTTACGAGCGGGGGATTTTAAGTCCCATGCGTCTACCAGTTTCGCCATTCGGGCGGTAGCGCGGTGAAGCGTCCAGTTTCTGCCAAATAACGATCTGGCAATTCTGACGCTTGTGCAGCAGAGGTGGAAATATATACATCCCGCCCCGGTGAAGCAAGTTCGCAAATACCCTTTTCAAGACTAAATCTTGCAGGCTACTGCAAATAAAAAAGCTCCGCAAATCAAAGATCTACGGAGCTTGTTTATTAGTGGAGGCCGAGGTCGGAATCGAACCGGCGTAGGCGGATTTGCAATCCACTAACAAAGCTAAGCAGATCAGTAGGTTAGCATACCCCACGTTCCGCAAGCTACTGATTTTCAAAGGCCTACAGCCCACGGCTTTGAAGGGGCTGTGTTTGGGTTGCGGAACGCTTTTTTGCTCCATCACCAGCTCTCTCCCACCCTCCCCCCTAGAAGTTCAGGGACTTTAGACAGTGCTTGGAATGATGATCAGGTTTTGCCATCCTGCGTGACGGCCTTTAGCCACAACCCTACGACAAGGACTGCAATGACCTATATCACCCGTATCTGTCATAACAACTCCAATTGGCAGTACCCCACAAGGAGTGCAACGGAGGCCCCGAATACCTTTTACTCCAAGCACAGCTATGGCCATGAGGAGTGGCTGTTTCGATTCGAATGGCAAATTGGCGGCTGGCAGTACGGATTTCTCCAGGGCGTGAACAAAGGCTGGGAATCACGACTTGCACGCGGTGAACGTGTTGGCGAGGTCGTGCTTTACACCATCACGCCCAAAGGGCGACGTTTCGTGGCCCGTATCCGTCATATCGAGTTTCTGGATGAAGCTCAGGGCACTGCGGCTCTGGATCACTACAAGCGACTTGGGTGGTATGACCGCATGCAGGAGGAGATAGACAACGTTAACGGGGATAGAAGTGGTCTGGGGAACGGTGATTGGGCCCCTTACGTGCTGAACGTGCGCTTCCGTCCGGAAGATGTTGAGTGGTACCCACCCGCCACATTCGCGCCAGCAGGGGACCCCGTTCAGCACTATAACCGCTACCAGCTCATTGACCTTACCGACCAGGTGTCATTGCCAAAAACGATCAACACACGCCCTAGAAGAAAAGGACAGGACCTTCCGCCCATTCAAGACAGCTACTTCAGGAGTGGTGGATCAGGACGGGAGTGTTCGCCAGAGCATGGAATGATACAAGCAGCCCTGCGTGAGGAGCTAAAGACTGAATTCCCAGGTGCGAAGATCGTCTTCGAAGAGAATTTTGTGGATGTCACGGTAACAACTGATCTAGAGAAAATACTTTTCGAGATTAAGTCAGACTTTTCTACCCGCAGAGTCTTGAGATTGGCGATTGGCCAGCTGCTCGAGTATGCGTACTACTGGGATGAGCCGTCAGAAAAAACCGTTAGGCTAGTAGCCGTGGGACGGACTGCGCTGAGCGCTGAAGATGAGCGATATCTCAAATACCTTACTGAAAAGCTCAATATTCCACTTGAGTATCGTCAGGTCATGCTTCCGTCTGAGGCCTAGGATTATGCGGTGAATTGGTGTCGGTTTTTTCAATTTGCCGGCACTGTTTTTTTGTACTTTCTACTACCGTCCAATGATGGATTGGATGTAGCCATCCACCACAGCCCCGGCCCGCCTAGCTCATCCCGTTTCATTGCTTCTTCTTGTAGCAATTTTTAAGCAGTCTGTAAGACAGGCCTGTCACGAGCACTACCGGTTCTTGATTTGTCGTCTTGGGGGGGCGCCCCATGCTTAGGAAAGGGAGGCCGTAAGTCACCCTCTTAACATTCGACTGCTACGCTGAATTCTTCACGGAGGATTCGCGATGCCACACGCTGACCTGCTCCATTCCCTGCTATTCAAGATCAATGAAAATCAACTTGCCTTGGGAGCCGTCATCATGGAGCTCACGAATTGGGTCAAGCAGCGGGGGATCCTCTATTGAGCAACAAGGCACAAATCTGCAGGAAAAGCTTGGATCCGAGACTGCATCCACCGAGAATGTGGACTTTCAACAAGGAGCAACGGATGAAGCTTCGCATCCCTACAACTCTAGCCTTACTGGCCTTCATCACCACTACAAGCGCTACAACCTCACCGCCTCCAGCCCAGATACTCTGTACCCCCGATGAATACCACCGCGTTGGCATCGAGAAACTCAACCTTCCAGGGGCTGCTGCTCATTTGTTCGAATACGGTGGCAAGGTCACGATCACCAAGAGTGGCGACCATACACGCTATTCATACGGGGAGGGGCAGGATTTCTACAGGCTCAGAGAGAAGACAGCTTATTCAAATGACTTCGTTTACATTCAGCACAACATGTTCCTGTACTCAGATCCTCACACAGCGGACAGCAGCGGCTTCTTGAGCCTGATTGGTGAAATGGGAACCGGATATTTCCTCATCGATTGGACTAAGCAGCGCTATTACGGCTACAGCGGCGGTTCTGGGGCCATTGATTCTTACGCCGGATCATGCACAGTGCTCAAGAAATGAAGCGCGCTACTATGTCAGCAGGCACATCCCGATTTTGTTGGAGTACTAACGAAAAAAAGCCCTACAGCCCCCTAAATAAAGGCCTGTAGGGCTTTTTTGACAGATCGCGATTATTGTTCATTTTGCATTAAATGGCATTGGTTGGCGTACGATTTGCCCCATTTTTGCCCCATCCCAAACCACCCAGCCACTCTGATTCACAGTAGCGCCTGGGAAGCCAAATGATGAGCAATATAGACCCTCTCGATAGACCACTTCCGGCCAAAAACAGCCGGTGCATCCATCTAAGAAGCGAGAGGCCGCTCAGGTTAGATCAAAAGCACGCCAGCTATGCGTGATCGACACCAAAGAGAGGCCGATCGACCAAGCAATAGCCTAACTGGAATGACCCCGAGCATCCCAGAGAATCACTTACGCCCATCGCCTGTCACATCGACTAATCCTCGCTGTCACCTGCGGCTTCTGAAACAAGCAAGTATCGCAAGCATATTTTGGAAATCTACTTTTAAGACAGCACACTAACAAAACAGCGCCACCACGCAATGAAACCACTAACAATCACATACTTCAGGCAACTAGTATACCCTTGATAGCAAACACAAAAAGTCCAACATTTTAATAATCATAGTGCTTTTTTGTAATTATAGGAAATTAAAAAAAACCACTAATTTCTAAAAAATACTACACACACAACATCTGTGTGATTTAATTTTTCGACATGATCTAGGCTAAGAGAACAGAGATCTACAGGTAACAGCCTCTTGCGACCATAGAAGGGCACGACTCGTCATACGGAGAAAAAATGAACAAGACATTCCGCAGTTTCATATTTTCGATACTTTTCAGCTTGATCGGCACTCTCACTGGGTGCCTTACGCCTGTAGAGCCCGGTCCTTCGCCGGGTTCCACAATTAGTGATAGCTGTGCCGCATGCCTCAATAGCTGCGACTCCCTCACGGACATCGCTAAGTCCCAGTGCCAGAATAATTGTTTCCTCTCAAAAGTTTGCGCAGGTGTTAGTACGCCTGGAGGATAAATTATGGCAATCCTTGAACTTCAAATGCGCCAGGATTTATTTCTGGGCATAATCCGAGCTGAACTCGCACGCACTCCCATGTCGAGTGAGACTATTGAGTCTTTCGCCGCACTAGGCAAATTAATTAATGGCGAGGAGCTCTTAATCGAGCGAGTGGAGTTTCCAGAGATTGTAATCGTCAAAGAAACACCGGTTGGCCATGTGCCTATTGGAAGCTTAGGTTTGAAGGTTACGATTCGAATTTTTACCACGACATATTCTGCTGCTAGGAACGCTGGTCACTTAGCAAAACCCGAGGAGTTTCCATCCCCAACGGGCGATATCTCACTCTGGATTCACATCAACCTGAACCATTCGAAGGTCTTTGAGTTCAAAGGTGTCTCATCGAGTATCAAATTCCCTCTGCCGAAAGGAAAGTTATCACTTGAGTTTGGAATACCGCTCCGCTTTACTGCGACGAATACCGCAATCATTGCTCAGGATGGTGTTGTCGCTGTACGCATGGGTTCCGACACAGAGGACTTGCTTCCTGACCCGCAACCCTTTTTCAACTGGTGGGCCGGAAACAGGCTTGGTAGTGCCCACTGGGGAGTTTTTGTACCTGGAGATTTTTTCGCCCATGAATTGGCGAAAAAGCTGGCGGAAAGAGTTAAATTAGCGGAAGCCCAATCAACGAATCCAAAGCTCAAGATAACTCGGGTAGCATCTGGTACGTGGCTTGTGCCAGCGCTCGCTGCTACCGCGAGTACTGAATTAGATGCTATTAATGCTCTCCCTCTCAATTTTGACGCTTCAATTGCAATTGAAGCGACGACTCGAATCACCCCAAAAAACAATAACAAAATCGAACTAAATACTCGTATCCAATGGGGCGCGGCGGACTTTATTACAACCATCGCAAGTGCAATCGGCCAAGGTCTCGCGGATGATGCTATAAATAGCACCGCACCGGAAGCTCTCGACACTCAAGAACTTTTAACAAAAGGCGAAAATTTTTTAATTTACGGTGGCACTTACTATCTTGACGCACCGAAATCGCATAGTTTTAACGCAAGCATCAGCAGCGTTACAATCGACACCACAGGACTTATAATCAAGGGCTCTTTGCAGATTAGACCATTACCTACTGCAACATGGAGTGCATCATTGCCGCACTGGGAATACAAAGGAGATTGTCACTCACGTCATGTTGACTTGAATTTAACCCCGCCTACAGTACAGATCGTTGGAGCTGACCCTTACTATTTTATTCGAATAGTTTCTGACATTAAATCATTACCGATTTTATGTTGGCAGCCGCTTATCGATAGCTCGTGGCCGTACAATAACCCTATAATTTTAAATGTCAGCCTACTACCTGCCCCAACGGTCAACTCCACTGCGCTAAGTGGCGTTCACGCGTCAGCATGGCTATACACCAATCTTGGTGTTCGCTGGATCGATTTTAGTATTATTCCCACTCGTCCAAAAGAAGATCAAAGGGAGATTTTGTCTCGAACCGCGGATCTTATCTCCAATTGTATGGCCATATCTGACCGATGGAGTATGGGCGAGATGAACCTCGATTGGATTGTAGACCCACCGCCCGAAGGAATACCGGACTTCGGCAACACTCTATTCCGGGAGTGGGCGATTTACGCACATGACATACGCGAAACTGAAACGTTTCATGTAACAAGCATTGACCCGCAGGGGCGTCGCACTGGTCTCCGTAAAATTCCTGTTCGTGCCGGCATGCTGGGTGCCAACCGAATTTTCACTAGCGCAGACGAGACTATTGAAGTACGTACCGATGTTGCTATGTCAGCGCCGATGCCTAGGATCATGCAACGCTGGATTTCGCCTCAACATATCATTCCCGTTGAAAAACCTGTTAAGGCATTTTCGGTTGAAGGGCGTGTACTTCATGTGCTGTACGAGGATGACACTCTTGAGATGCTGAGGGTCGAGGAAGACTGTGTAACTAGTGAACGTCGTGTGTTAGAGGGGCGAACATATTGGGAGCGTGCCAGCTTGCTAAATCGCTTCGAGCTAACTGGTGTGTATAACAGTGAGCCTCTGGATAACTCAGCAAAGATGAACTCCGTCGCTGTCGTCCATCAGAACAAAATTATTCTTGGTATTGCCTCGCCTTTCCGGGTTGTTGTCAACAAATCAAAGATCCCACCCGAGGAATAGCTGATGCCTGAGTCTGAGTGAGAAAAGGCAAACTGACTCCCTTTGTCTTAACGTCAGCACATGGCCGGTTTGTGCCCGTCACGACAGGCAGAGATCGGCCAGAAGCGGATGGTTCAGCATGGATAGAGATTCGAACCCTTCCTATGTCTCTATGGGCGGCTTCAGGCCAAAGAACACGGTGTTTTTAGCCTTTGTCATTGGCGTCCTGCGGCCCATGGCGGCCCTGAATCTGCCCTAAATTTGTCCTAACCAAATCCTTTCAGCTGCGGTGGCCGGGCCACCACCCTTTTGAGTTTTTCATTCCACGTCTAGATCCAATCAGACGAACATGGGATAACTCCCAAAACCGGCCCTACGCGAGGAAGGAACCAATATGCAACTACATAACCCAGAAGAGCTGCAAAGCCTGATTTCAGAATACGGGAAAATGAAGGCTTTTGATGGGTATTCTGCCCAAACAAGAGGGCAAGCGCTGAATGAACTCATAGCAAAAATGTTTACCTGCTGGGGACTTGAAGCCGAGTCAAACGTTCGCCATAAAAATGGAAAAGGTGAAACCGACACAATCACCACCATCAATTCAAAACACTACATAATAGAAGTTAAATGGGAACAAAAAAAAACTGACACTGGTGATATCGCAAAGCTTCAAAAACGTGTGAGGCAACGTATCGAAGGAACAACCGGAATATTTATCTCAATTGCCGGCTACTCACCAGAAGCCATAGCCGACTTAACTGACGGCGAAAGACTCAGCATTATATGTCTCGATGAAACCCATCTCGAGGCGATGCTAAGTGGATTCGTACCACCCGAAGAAATGATAACCAAACTTCTCAAAAAAGCATCTCTTGAGGGCATCGCGTATTCTGCTATTGAAAACCTACACCGAAACAACCCCTCAACCACTAATGAAATAAAATTCACAACACCTCCAGAGCTAAAACCAGTAATTGAGGCAGCACCTACTAACTTCGACCTAGAGACCGTCCTATCAAACATCCCATTCGGGCAGTATGGTTTAGCAACTCGGAACGACAATGAACTAATAATAACTACTATGGATGGAATCCATCTTGCAGATCACAAAAAAAGCAGCCTCCATACCTTATTAAACTTTCCACTCTGCCAAGGAAGTGCGTTACTTGACAACGAAGGAAACATATTTATTCGTCGTTACGCAGGAGTAGGAAAACTATCAGATGGAAAATTGACCTTTGTTGGCGGAGGCCTGCTACACGGCCCTAACCTTATGCTTCACCCTGACAACACTGTACGCTTGATTTCCTATACATCTGAAAACGACAGAATAGCCAAAACGATAATTTCTACTCTGGGTGCCGAACTGGGATTCCAAAAAAATAACTACATCGATATGAGACCTTTCGACTTCAATACAGGATGCTACGCTTCCGATGGCGAATTAGTTATTTTTGGAAACGGCGGCACCCTCGTATTCTCGGAAGATACTCGAAAAGTCATCCGTGACTACGAATCCAGATCAATTACCAACCCCAACGGAATTACCAGATCTGGAGATTATGATGTTTTTGTTTGTGGAAATGACACAACAATATTTAAATTCAATACAAAAACAAAAGAGCAAATTCCAATTTTAGACTTAAAGATCAATGGTAGCTGCCACGCACTTTGTCACAGCTCGAATGGTGACTTCTACTATTGGGGACACTACCAAACCACTAATCAGGATACCAAAGGTTGCGTACTCAGATGGAGACTTCCTGAAACCGAAGGCTCATCTACAAGCGAATCCCCATAATTTAATACCTTTAAGGGCGAAGCCAGGTGCGTTTCGTAAGAAAGGCACCTAGTTATTTCGCGGCCTAGGATCAATTCATTTAGGGAAATTAGCTCTGTACTGAAGGTTGTCGTAGATTGTGCAAAACCATACTCAGACCAAAGTTGTCTTAGATCAGAAAAGCCTACCAAGTTCTGATGGCATCCAGTTCATAATAGCTAACTCTCCACTCACCTCGGCCCTTCCTTGACGCTGATTGGTATTGCAATAGCGGATATCCAGCGTTTCAAAATGAAAGCCATCGAACACACGCCGAATGTCCGGATGATCATTAATGCTGACCATCACCCTGCCCTTACACCGCCGCATGAAGTCCGCCATCCGCTCGTAGTTCTCAAACGGAAAGTCCACACCATAACCGGCCGTCTGCCAGTACGGCGGATCCATATAGTGGAAGGTATGTGCACGGTCATAGCGTTCCGCGCATTCCAGCCATGGCAGGTTTTCCACGTAGGTACCGGACAATCGCTGCCAGGCGGCGGAAAGGTTTTCCTCGATCCGTAGCAGGTTAATGGCCGGGCCGGTGGTGGCGGTACCGAAGGTCTGCCCGGTGACCTTGCCAGCAAAGGCATGATGCTGCAGGTAGAAAAATCGAGCGGCGCGTTGGATGTCGGTGAGTGTTTCGGGGCGGGTCATCTTCTGCCACTCGAACACCTGCCTCGAGCTCAGCGCCCATTTGAATTGGCGCACGAACTCTTCGAGGTGGTTCTGCACGACGCGGTACAGCGTCACCAGGTCGCCATTGATGTCATTGAGGACTTCAACAGGCGCAGCCTGGGGCCGCAGGAAGTACAGCGCGGCACCGCCGGCAAAGACTTCGACGTAGCATTCGTGTGGCGGAAAAAGCGGTATAAGGCGATCGGCCAGGCGGCGTTTGCCGCCCATCCAAGGGATGATGGGTGTGGACATAGAGAGCAAGACCTTTACTGTATGGATAAACAGGTGCTAGGCTCGCCGCGCTTCGTGCACGGAGTAAGAGCCTTGGCTGGACTTGCAGGGGCAATCTGCAGGGACGGCGGCCGAGCTGGATGTTGACGCACCCAGCAGTTCGTCACCTTGATCTCGCCTAATCGCCACGCCTAATCTACTGTATATAAAACCAGCATGCGCAAGGTGTGACCGTGGACCCGTACGAAACTGAAGACACCTCAGACTGGCTCGGCTGCCCGACGCCGCTCGAAACCTGCCAGCATCAACTCCGGATGTATGAGAACGAATTTGAGGAACTGACTCTGCAGCTGCGCCAGGCCAGGGAAAAGATCTTCAAGCTGGTTGAGATGCACGCCGAAGCGGTAAGTGAGCGCGATGCGCTGCGCTCACAGTTGGCCACAATCAAGGCCGCAGTCTCCCGTCTCCACAGCGAAAACTCCGAGTTATCCGGGACAGTCCGCAGCCTCATGCTCGTCTCTGATCAGCGGGATCACTTGTTTCGAGAGAAGCAGAAACTGCTCATGGAGAAACGGGAGCCGAGGACACAATAGACCGCACGTAAGCTTGGCATGCCGCCAGCGCTATCAGTCCTTGGTCACCGGCGTCGGTGATTCCGATAATTCGTTGAGCAAGCGCCGGGGGGAAAAGTGCAAGCGAAGACTGCACTATGGGACCCGTCCTTTACTTCTCTCACAAAAATGTGCCGCTTAGATAACCACATGCTAGTCTGGAACTGTTTACCCATTTCACACCACTGATTATTTAGAGCGCTAAGTATGACACTCGTGCACTTTCCCACTCCTTCGCTTTACAAGTTTTGCCCCGAAGAATTCGATATAACCAAGGGTTGCAATACCTTACGATTTGGCACCCTCTACGATTACCGTACACATGAGAATGAAAAACTACGGGACGCAGGAGAAGGAAAATTTACTTTTAATATTTCATTTCCAGAAATAACAAAAGTTTCCAATGAGTGGATTGCCGCGCTCCACATGGACATTGGCGGAACAATTGATTTAGGGTATCTCGAGTTGAACCGAGATGGTGCTTTTGTTAAAAACATCAACATGGAAGGTTCTAGCCACAACTGCTGGATATTTTGCGTATCAAGAAGTCCTGATAGTGCAGGAAATATTTCCGAAACGCATCAAAGCAAATGGGAAATACCCGGCGAGAGCGTTCATTCCTTTGCAAGCCATCTTGAATCATTGATTTGGAGTGAAGTCAAACACACAGATCTACCGCCAGATATATTAAAACAATATAGCCTGCAAGAAATACAGCAAGGCTTAGGAATTGTTACAGAATTTCATCCCGTACTCTATGCAAATCGTGAACTAACGATTCGGAGCGAAGCAGATTTACCGGTAGCAGAGATTCCTCTATTACGAGCAGGCATACCATTCACCAAGACACCCATGTTTAAAGCAGAGAACGAAGTACGCTTCGCCTTTTTTCTGACATTTCGCGGAAAAAAAATATCAATCGCAAACGCCCCTAAAATAGTTAAACTTAGACCTATCGACAAAATTCTGCAGCCAACTTATTGATCCTGGCAAAGCACAACGACAATAAATCCGCCTCGAATTGGGGCGGTAAGCAGTCACTCACCTGCACAAGCTCAGCAACACTTAGCGCTCGTTGATTATTCAGTAAAAAAATAACTCACTTTAAATAACCTAAACTCATCGAGAAAGATTCTTAATGAAAGCTTGGCACGCTTGCAAAGCGATTAGTCCCTGGTCACCGGCGTCGGTGATTCCGATAACTCGTTGAGCATACGCTGGGTCAAGTCGGGCACGCGTTCCTCCATGAACCACGCCGCCGGTGCGGGTGGCGGCTGGCACTGAACAGCCACTGGCTGAATCCGTGGTATCGAGGAGGACTGACAGCCGCAGATCAGCAGTGGCAAGGCGATCGCGCAGGCGAGCCTGTTTCGTTTGAGCATCGCTCAGTTCCTTGTAATGGGTTTGTTCACTGGCCGACAGCCGCTGCTCCAGGGCCAGACGCTTATCTTGCTCGACACGCTGTTGCGCGGATGCGGCCAGGGTCAATTGGCTCAAGGTGTCGGTGTGCAGCCGTGTCTGTTCGGCGAGTTGATTGCCGTAACGCCAAGCTTGGACCTGCCAGGTCGAAGCGGCAGCACCTGCCACGACTGCGACCAACACACCGCCGACAACAACCAAGCGACACGGTGCAGGAATCAAGTCGACGAGACGCATAACACTGCCCTCGCCCGCTCCCACAGCTGCAGTCGATCCGCCAGGCCATTGAGACCGCCATTGATCTTGCGGGTGATCGCCTCGAACTCACCCCGATCCGCCAGCGCATTCAGTTCACGTACCCACCAGAACCACGCGGCGGATTCGGCCGCCCATTGCGGCAGCTCGAGCAGCTCAGGGGTGCGCAGCAGGCGCTCATCACCGAACAATGCCAAGCTGCAACGCAGGTAGTTGCTGTGACCGGTGATCTGGATCAGGCCGCGACCGCGATAGCGTTGGCCATCACCATCCGCTTCCGGGGTGTTGCCCAGTCTCACGGCCAGATTGCCGGTGTCGTATTTACTCAGGTACTGCTCACCGCCCAGTTCACGCAAATACTGCAATTGACCGGACTCGTGCCCGACCTGCGCAAGAAACGCTGCCTGGCGTTTCGGCGTGTTGATTTGCCGGTGGACCATGGCGGCGTTTAGCGCGGATACAAAAACGCCCGCTTGGCGGCGGGCGTTCGGCATGATGCGTTGGAGTTGTTGCTCAGTTAATGGCATTCGCTTGCTCCTGTTCTTGTGACGGAGGACGTTGCTATTGGTCCAGTTGCACGACCTTCAGGTCCTTTGGTTGTTTTTTCTTCCTGCCTTTGGCCTTGGCTTTGCCTTGCTTGCCGCCGTTGCACTCCACGGCGGTCGACCAGCCGGACTGGGTGTAAACCTGTTCGACCGAATCCGTCAGGTACTCACCGTCGAGTCCCTCCTTGAAACCCTGGGCATTGATCGAACGCTCGGCGAAAATGTCCGTGCGCCCGGGCATCTCCAAACGCACACCGGCACCGGAGCGATTGAATGCTGCCAAGCGGGCCTTGGCCGCCGCCTCGGCAGCGGTTTTGTTGGGGTAGATATGTCGGTCGGTATGCACCGCCGGCAGACCATCGGGCACGTCATCGTTGTCCAGTGAGACCACCGCCAGCTTCCCGTTTTTCTTGTCCTGATGTTTGGTCGCCACGGCCTTGTGCGCATTGCGATCGCCCAGACGAAACTGCCAGCGGCTGACATCACGACGCGTCAGGGTGATGACGCCGAAGGCCTTACCGCTTGCGCTCTGCCCACCTTGGCGCGGCATCACCAGCAGTTTGCCCTCGGCCACCTTGGCGGTGCAGTCGTACTGCTTGGCCAGCCGGGTGAGGAAATTGAAATCGGACTCGTTGAGCTGATCCGCCCGGATCACCTTGCTCGACACCGGACACCCCGGCTGCCAGCCGTTGCGTGCGGCAATGTCGGCCACGATGGTCGACAGTGGCACGTTTTCCCAACTGCCACTGCGAATGGTCTTGCCGGTACCGCGCATGTCACTGGCCTTGCCCTTGATCACCAACGTGTCTGGCGGTCCCGAAGCCTCGACCTCGTCGACCACGTAACGCCCCATGCGAGCCAGCGCCGTTTCGGCGTAGCCGAGGTAAACCTCGATGGCACTGCCGCGTGAAGGCAAGGTCACCTGGCCATCGCGGTCATCGATGCGCAATTCAAACTCATCGGACTCCATCCCGGGCTTATCCACGGTGCGCAGCTGGATCAGCCGATCATTGATCAAGGCCGTGATGTCGGCACCATTGGCGACGATTCGAAACCTGGGGGTCATGGAATTTTTCCAAAAAAAAACCCGCACAAGGCGGGTATGAAAGTAAGGAGCTTGAGTTATCAAGCGGCACGAGTGTAGACCATCAATCCCAGAGCGTGACCTGTTCCTCTACAGGCGCCGCCAGATCCGGCAGCGTGATCACCACACCGGCGCGATAGGGTTGCGGCTCGTCGGCCAAGCCCTGATTGGCATCCAGCACCGCTTCAACACTGCCCGCCAGATGGCCATAAAAGTTATGGCAGATGCTGTCCAGCAGGTCCCCGTCAGACGTTCTGCATGTCGTCGCCATAGCGTACAAACTCCAGAGTGAATCCTTGTTTACGCGGAATCCCACCGTGCATCAGCGCCCCCTGCTCTTCCACTATGTTCTTCAGACACCAGGTGCCCATGACATCGCCGTAACCTGTGGTCAGGGTTAACGGCTTCAGTTCGGCGCCGATGCTGCGCAAGGTATCGAGCTGCTTCAGTCCCCCCTTGAAGCCCGGGTAAATGGTGCCCTTGAGGGTGATTTTCTCTTCACCGATGCCCACCGCCTGCTGCGCCGGCCGCCGCGACAGGCGCTCTTGCGGGGCCCAACGAAACTCGGTCGACCGCGTCAGCTCATCGAAGGCTGCCGTGTCCAGATTGAAGTAGTACGGTTGGGCCTTGGGATCCTGCGGCTGAATGATCAGCAGATGCGGGAACGGCTTCACCGCTTCCGGCGCCGGTGTGGCATCGGTAGCAAACGCGCTGGTGGGCACGATGTTGGCCAGCGACGGGCTGACCTTGCCGGCGATCCTGTTGACCGCCGTCGCCGCCTTACCCGCCTGTTCCTTCAGCGTTCCCATGCGCTCCTGCACTTCCGCGGCGGCTCGGGTAGCCCGTCCGTAGGTGGATACCACCTGCCCGACTTTGGCTTGCGCCGCATTCACACCGCGCATCACCCGCTGCAGCTTGGCGCCGATTGCCGGCCCCACGAACGGGATATTCTCCAGCTCGGATGCAGCGCCGGTAATTTCACTGATCGCACCATTGACTGGGCCGAGCATACCGTCCGCACTGCGGCGGCCGGCTTCCCCAGCTTCGACCAGGTACTTGAAGCCAGCCTGCAATTGCTCCATGTAAGCCATGAGTTCTCCTTACAAATGGGGTGCATCAAACAACTGGTTCGACGCGTTCTGTTTCGCGGCGTCGGCCATCATTCGCTGCATGTGCGGCATAAGGTCCTGAGCCAGACGCTGTGGATCCTTGACGTCGCCTTGCACCGTGACCGGCATGCTCAGTGAGTACTGGAACTGCTGATCTACTTTGGTGGGTGCCGGTTTCTCTGGCTCTTTGGGCTGGATTACCACCGCCGCCGGTTTGACAGGCGGTGGAGTAGCCAGTGCACGGGCAACATCACCCAAGGCTGGGCTGGGTGGCACCGCCGGAGCCGCCATCAGCAGCGCGCCGGGCTTGTTCGGCTCCTGGAAGGAACGCTCCATGGTGGCCAAGCTGGGCACCACCGACCCCGGCCGAGGTGCCATCAGTAGCGGCGTTGCAGGTGCGGCAGGCTTTTCTTCCTCGCCTCCGAACCACGATTTACCCACAGCCCCGCCCAGCACCGTACCGCCCATGCTGCCCAGGTACGCACCGACCAGACCGCCAATCGCGGTACCGATGATGGGCACCACCGAACCGATCGCCGCTCCGGCAGCTGCGCCGGCCATAGTGCCTGCCAGCGAACCCGCTGCCGCACCGTAACCTTCGGCCTTTTCATCTTTCGTCTCAGCGTTCAGGTAAGTGTCGACGGCCATGCTTCCAGCTTCCAACAGCGAGCCGCCCGGGATCACTTTGCCCACCTTGCCGACCTTTCCCACCGTGCCCGCCACTGCCGCCACTTTGGCCATGACGCCCCCGGTGGGTGGCAGCGGGACCGGTGGACGCGGCACGGGAACAGCCGGCCGTGGCAACGGGACCGGCGCGGGAGGCGCGGGTACTGAAGGTCGTGGCAACGACACCGCTGCCGGAGCCACAGGCACCAGAGGTCGCTGCACAGGCATTGGTGCAGGCGTCCTGGGCACGGACATCGGCGCTCTCGGTACCGGTGTCGCCGGTCGAGGCGCGGGCACCGGCGGACGCGACGGACCTCGCGGCCGTGGCGACGTGGCCACTCGACGCCGCCGTGAGGAATTGCCCGGAGCCTTTCGCCCCCGGCGCCGATTCTCAAACTGCCCCCCGCCACCGCCGCCCATGGCCGACGCGTTCACCACAAATACCTTCTTGACGCTGCCGTCTTCCAGACCGGCTTGCGCCTCACCGTCGCCGCTGGCCTCTTTGGCGAGCGACACCACCTTGAGTCCGGTCGCCACCAGATCGAAACCACCGGCTTTCTTGTCATCCTGTCCGGCAGCCGTTTCACTGCTCTCGGGCGAACCCTTGAGGTCCGCGAAAGCTTTCAGCCCCGTTTCGACCAAAGCCAAAGCTTTACCCGTCTTGCCCTTGGGCTCTGCCCCCGTGCCGACTTGGTTGCCTTCCAACGAGTTGGTAACAAAGACCTTTTGCACTTCGCCGGACTTGCCTTTGCCCAATGTCCCGCGCGCCAGGTTGAGCAACCCCTTGCCGATCTTGAACGAGCTAACCGCCGTCTGTAGCGCAATTAATCCACCGCCGACCGCCGCAATACCAGTGACCATCCCGGGCGAACTGTCCGCCAGTGAGCTGATGCCTTTGGTCACTTTGGTCAGCGCTTCTGCCACGGTATCCGTCACCGGCCGCAAGGCATCGCCAACGCTGCGCATGGCGTCGTCCATCGACTGCGCCATTTCGGCCCACTTCTGTGACGATGATTCGCGCCGCTCGGCCAGGTTTTTGTCGAGGATGCCTGAGGCGTCGCGTGAATCATTTTTCAGCTGGCTGTACAGGGCCTTGTTCTGCAAATACGCCGAAAGTGCGGCCTTGACCTGCATGTCGGCGAACAGGTCGCCGGTGCGCAAGGCCTCCTCCAGTGACGCCATCATGGCCTTGGCCTTTTCCGGATCCGCCTCCTGGCTGATCTTCGACGTGGCTTCGGCCATCAATGCCGCCCGTTTCGGGTCGGTAGCCTGGATGTACTTCTGCGCCAACGCCATGCTCGATTCCAGCGTCGACATGCCGTTCTGCAAACCGGTCTGCATCGAGCCCTTGTAGTCGATGCCGGCCTTTTTGTAGGCCTCCACGGTGTCGGTCGAACCGATCTTGCCCATCCAGTTTTTCAGGTTGTTCGCCGCTTCGTCGGCACCGCCGGCGGTTTTCATCTGCACTTGCAACATGGCGCCCAACTGCGTCACAGCATCCATGCCGGTGATGCCCAGATTCCCCATGTTGGCCAACAGCTCGGGGAACCAGCGGGCCATGTCGACCGCTTCGAAGCTGCCGGCCTGCCCCTGAAAGGCAATGGCTTCGAGCGCCTGCTGCATCTGTTTGGCATCGGTGATCTTGGCGTTCTGTCCCAAGGCGTTGATCATCTTCGCGGTGTCGGCGCCGTTGGAGCCCTGGCCCACGGCAAACTTGGCCGCGACCGGCGCATACTCCAGTGCCTTGGCCAGGTCCATACCGGCCCCGACCAACTGGTTGACCACGTCGGCGACGTCATTGCGTGCCATGCCGGTGTCACGCGAAGTCTCGATGATCTTCTGCGACACCTGCTTTTCTTTCGGATCGTTGGCAATCCCGGCCTTGATCGCGATGTCACGGACAATGGCCCCGAAGTCGGCGCTGACCTTGGTCGCAATGCCCACCGTCGCCACCCCGGCGACGGCCTTGCCGACCGTGCTTTTCATCCCGGCTTTGCCGGCATCAACCTGCTGGTAACCCTTCGCCTTGAGTTCCGCCTTGTTCGCGGCCTGGCCCATGGATCGATAGGCCTTTTCCAACCGACCGACCTCGATGCCCTGTTTCTTCAGGCTGTCGAGGTTGGAATTAAGACGACCCAGCAGTTTGGATGCCCCGGCGGCACCGCTGTCGTGGGCCTTTTTCCATTCATCGCGCAGGCGAATGGTGTCGCCAATGGTGCGCTGCAGCACACGCGCCTTGTTGCCTTCTGCTTCCAGGCGCTTGATACGCCCGGAGACCTCATTGAACGCGGCGCCGACAGTAGGACTGACGGCCCCGCCGATCACCAACCCGAGGGAGAGTTTGTTCGCCATGTCATGGCTCCCCTGTGCAGAGCATTACCGGAAGCGGCTCAATCCGTGAGCCACCACACCATCTCGGAAAACGGCATCGACTGAATCTCGGCGGCGGAAAATCCG